ACGCATTTTTCAGTAATTATTCTGGTTTTCCCAAACAATTTATCATTTTTAATAAATTTTTCCGCTGTAACTCACAAAAACATCTACTTTATCAGACAGCCCTTAAAAACACATAAATTATTAATAATATTTAACTTATCTAACATAAAGCTACCTAGTAACCCCCCTTGTTGATAAGGGAGGGTATACTCTACTATACTATACTCTACTATACTCCTATTTCTACTGGTAGAAATACCATACTCTATCGTACTCTATCGTACTCAAGTACGAAAAGCATACACCAGTAGGCTGTATTAAAATTAAGAGCATACACCAGTAGGCTTTTTGCAATCTGGACATGTTTTTCTTTTTTTGCCTATTGTTGGGATTGTTTGATCTGTATACTTTACCCATCTTTCTTTACTTATAAATCTTTCTACTTTTTCCCATAAAAAACCACAATCATTACAAACAAAAACATGCTTATCAACATTTTCTGCCTTCCATTTTCTTTTTTTTCTTTCAAAAGTTCTGTATCTCCAATACTGTTGAATTTTTAAAATATAATCAATAATATGCTCTTCATCTTTCATTCTTTAATGTTTTTAAATTTACATTCTTTACAAGTTATTCTGGGGAGTCCGTAAGTAGGCATGTGATCATAATGAATCTCCTTACCAAAGTATAAAACATTTACCTCATAAACTCTTTTACAATCTAAACAATATTTTAATCTTCTAGCCTCTTTTATATGTTGATTTTTTCTAATTACCATTTGCTCATTCCTCTTTTTTATTTTAAATATTTACTAAGATGATTCATTCCCCTTGCTTTTGGATTTTGTTTTTTAAATGATTCAAAATCAACCCCACCCCCTTTATAGTCTGTTCCTTCTTCATAAGCTATAATATCTTCTTTATTAGTTGCAATAATATTATCTACAGCCTTTTGAAATGGCTTATTTGTGTATTCAACAGCACAACATGATGAGCCTCTTTGAATATCAAATTTATTACTTGGCATTTCTTTTTTTCCACATTTAGAACACCATGCCTTATAAAACATTCCAGATTTAACTTTTGCAAATTCAGATTCTATTTTTTTAATTGGATTTTTTTTAATACTCCACTCTTTGTCATTATCTTTCCATTTAACCAATCTTCTTTTTATGTCAAATGTCTTTTGCATCTCAAATCTCATCTTTTTACCATTCTCATTGGATTCTGTCCAATAATCAATAAAGTTATCAACTTGTTTTTCACTAATATCATTTACCTCTAATCCAATAAATAAAGTTTTATTTTTAAACTCTTGCTCTCTTATTTTTTTATCTTTTTCTTTTACTTTATCTTTATCTTTATTTTTATCTTTATCTTTAGGGGTTATATTTTTACTTTTAAGGGTATCTATACCCTTTAACAAACCCTTATCATTCAATCTTTTAATTACTGATAAATGAGGTTTACTATTTTCTTTTAATACTCCATATTGAAACTCTATAAAAGAGGGTATATAATATTGATCTTCTCCTTGTATATAATTCATCTTATCTTGTATTATTTCTGGAAGATCATTAAATGAAACAGTTTCCCCTATAAAGAACTCCGCGGCTTCCCAGTCTGCATCCCAGATTCCAGCATGATCACACTTAGTCAATATATATATCCAGAGTAATTTATTCTTAGTTGTTAATTTTCTAAACCATGCTTTATCCCATATTTTTGTATCTATAAATCTTTTAGCCATAATTTTTTAGCTCCTCTTCTAGTTGTTCTTTAATTGCTTTAAAATCCCATAAACTTTTATCTATTGTATTTGCTCTCCTTTTTAGTTTCATTAATCTAGTCCTGCCTAATGCTTTTTCTGCCCAATCTTTAGCCTCTAAAGGGTGTTTATGCCACCAATAGAGATGGCATCCTAAACATAAAGCCTTAACATTTAATGGCTCAAATTGCATTTTAGGAAATTTACCTCTGGGATAAATATGAGAGGCATGAAGATTATCACTCTTACCACATTTTAAACATCTTTTATCCCTAAGTAAAACTAACTCTCTTACTAATTTACTTAGTTTAATTTTCTGTTGCTTGTTCATAATTTCTTACTTTAAGTTGGTTCATTCTTTTGTGAGCCGCTCCACCTATTTTAATAATTCCTCTTTTTAATAAGTCTCTGTAAAAATTAACTATTGCAAATCTTCCTTGTAGTTCTCCAGAAATCTTTTTCTTAGGTTTCTTAGAATAGCTCACTTTCAGACTCCTCAACATCTAATTCCTCTTTTGTTTTTTCCATGCTACAAGCAATTTTAAACATTTCTGGCATTATCTCTTCTACAAGTAAAACTTTTTGATTTGGGGTTATATCACTTAGTGTAGCAACTAATCTAGTTGCATTATTAAATGCCATTCCCCACTTAATATCATCTCCTCTATTATCATTATTATAGTTATTGTTTTTTGCTGGTTCTTTTTCAATATCATCTTTATCATTTAGGTTTTCTATGTCATTTTTTGTTGCTGGTTTAATATCATAGAGAAAACCACCACTTGATCTAGGTTTCATGTTTATATAAACAAGCTCTTTTTCTTGAAAATTGACAATTTTTTTATATAAAGAATCAGACATTTTAAAATCAACTTTTTGCCCTGCATTAATTTTATATGAATCTTCTCCTTGTGTAAAATATTCTTGTCCTATGTTTTCTACCTCTATACTAAACTCTAAAAAAGTTTTACCATTAAACTCTTTAGCTAGTCCATTAATAGATTCTGGATTTTCTAATAATTTGATAATTATTGGTTTATCAATATGATAGTTTTTATTTAATTGTAAAAATCCCATTTTATTTTACTCCTTTTTTAGATTTTATTTTTCTTTTTAGTTCTTCTAAATACTTCTTAGCTCCATATTCTCCTAACTCTGTAACTAATGATTTTATCTTGCTCAAATTAAACTCCTTGTGTTTTTAAAAAATTATATACAACCATTATAGCTAAAATTAAAATCCATAGTTTTATTGACCTATTTAACCAATATTCTAACAAATCAATAAAATCATCTATTAAATTAAGCATCATAATATCTCCTTGTTTCTATTATTGTATTTAAAAATCTAGTTTGTTTTAATTGTTCTTTTTTTATTTCTTTTATTTCTTTCAGTATAGTTACAAGCCTTAATATAATCAAAAGAAAAAAACAAGTAGTCAAAAAAACAAACATCTCCCAGCCTAAAATGAAAGTAAGATTATCATTAAATAATGAATTAAAATAATGCCTCATTTCTTACTCCACCATCTTTCTACTATCATTTGAACTGAAAACATAAAAAAAGTGAAAAACCCTAAAAAAATTCCAATATATAAAAGCGATATTGCAAAAATATTGAAATTCATATTCCAATCCAAAATATCCCCCATAAAAATTGCTAATAACATTATATCTCCTTAAAATAATTTGGTTTGAGCTTTATTTCCTTCTGGATTTAAAGCGAAGTATTGTGAGTATCTTTTTCCATTTAATGCTACTATTGTTTTTGATCCAATAGCCATGCCTTCTTTTTTTAAATCATTAATCCTACTAGCCAATCTCATGCAACCAAATAAATTAAAAGCCTCTAAGCTAGTTAATCTATTACCATGATTAAGATATTTTTTTATTTCCCTATTTTGACTCATTATTGCTCCTCTTTTAAAGTGATCTTATTTAATAAATCTTTGTATTTACTAGAATCATTATCTATTTCCCACATACAAATAAAATGCTCAACACATTCAATTAATCTCTCTGTCTCTTCCACACTTAATGAAACAGCAGGGAGCTTTGGGGTAGTGTGAATAGCATCCCCTTTGAACATGACATCAATCACTCCCTGCTTAATTTTTGAAAATCTTTCTGTAATTTCATTTAATCTAATAGATAATGCTCCAAGATGTCTAGCTTTTAATTCATCAGTATTTAAATCCTCTCCCTCTGTAATAGTTAAGAGAGATTCAACTGCATTAAATAAATTAATAAAATTAGTTTCTAATTCTAGATACTGTTTTTCTGAATGTTTATTTATCATTTTTGCTCCAATAGTTTAAGTGCTTTTTTTTCATCTATATATTTTCCATCTATTACATCTGTAATACTTAGAATTTTTATATTTGGACAACCACCTAAACTTGGATGCCATTTATCTTTTTTTGCTTGTTTAAATTCAAGCATTAACCCACCAAGAGTATTAGAAATAAGCACCCCATAATCTAAATTGGGATGCTCAAATTCTACTTCCATAGCAAACCTTTGCTTTCCTAAACAATGATTACACATCTTGTGGAATTGATCATATTGTAGATCATCAAACTTATTATCACATTGAATACACATCATATTATTTACTTGCCCCCTTCAAAATTTAAACAACCTAACTGAAAAGTTAAATTTTTTAATCTATCTAAACCACTATAATTCTCATAATTAGCTTTTTGAAATTGCTCATTAAGAGATAAAACATTAGGTTCATTGTCATAATCATTTTGTACAGTAACAACTCCCTTTTTTACTAGAGAACTTAAAGCACCTTTAATTTGATTTACATCATAATCCCAAATGTCATTCTCCCAATTGCAATAACAGCCAAAACCATCATCAGAAAACTCAGACTCAACGATTGCCCATAAAACAGCTTGTTCCATTAATGTTATAAAAATTTTCATATCAATACCCCCCCCTTAGACTTTTCTTGATAAAATGGTTGCTTGAGTATGACAGTAGTCTTGAGTTGATTTAGCAAACTTCAAAAACTCTGGCTTTATGTTACAGCATTTTTTACAGCTACCCTTTTGAGCAACTTTAACTGTCTTAGTTTTACCCCCTACAGTTGTGTGTTGATCCATTAGAGTTTTCATGCCATCTTGCTTAACCTTTACAACCATCTTAAAAACTAGGTCTTTAACTGCTCTATTTATGCCATCAAAAGCCGATGCACTAATTCTGAACCCTAATGTCTTAACTAGCTTTTTTATAGAGGATTTTTGTATATAAGTCATATTACTTACCCCCTTCTAAATCAGTAGATTTAAAATTTTTAAGAATCTCTACTGTTTTTGTATTATCCTGCTCCAAATCAAACAAATTCCCTATAATAAAATCATTTGGTGCTACTTCTAAATCAATTTCGCCACTATTATCTACTGTTATTGGTAAAACCATTGTTTTGAAATTTCTAAAATTACCTCTGCAATCAAGATGCTGAATTGAAGATTTTACATAAAAAAATCCATAATAAATTAAATCTCCATTTAACCATTCTGTATTACAAAATTCATGTTTTTTTATTTTTATTCCAGCATCTTCTAATGATTTTTTAATTAATTGTTGTGCAAGAATACTTTTGTCTTTAAGTGTTGTCATGTTAGCTCCATTTGTTTGTTTATAATTACTATTCACATAACCAATATACTACATAATTTTATTATGTCAAAGGGTTTATTTAATTATTTATAGGGTTTAACTCTTTTATAATGAGGGGGACTTAGGGGAGCGAGGTAGTTGTGAATAGGTATGATAACGGAGCAAGTTATCAAGGACTCCCCTAAGTTGAGGGAAAAAGTTAATCTTTTATATTTAAAATTCCTCAGTAATTTTTAAATTAATATTAAAAGTATCTAAAGCTACTTGTTTCATGCTTAAAGAATCTTGATCAAATCTAGCAAAAATATGATCTGCTTCTGAATTATTTCCTGTGCTAGTGTTATCTACTGAAAAAATAAAAGGCAAATGCTTTCCATTAGTACGATTCCAAACATCTTCTATAATTGCATCATCACTTAAATTAGAGGCATCCATTTCATTAGGCATAATATCTGTACTTGCTAAATAACTAAAGTTCATATTAAAGCTCATTCGACCTCCATAAGTTTTATTAGAATAAGATTCTGTATTAAATGGGCTTTTAGTTGTTGTTGTGCTTTCTCTACCATAATTAACCATAGTAGAATATCTTTGACCTCCTAAAGATTCAGATTGAATTACTTTATCAAATTCAATACTTCTTGTTAAATTTAAATCCGGAGCATGAGGCATATCATAATATTCCCCCACTAAAATACAACCAACAAATAGGTTATCACTTCCATCAAATGCACTAGCTCCCTCAAATTGTATTCCAAAATATCTATCATCTGTTTCATCAAAGGTTATAATAGTATGACCATCTGTAGCTGGTTCAATTATACTGCTACTAATACTATCTGCGTTCATTACTTCAACTGGATTAGCCAATACAGTACCACTTCCTAAATCAACATCATCAACATTAGTTAAAGTATCATTTGTTCTTATGTGTACTTTAGCATTTGCTGTTTTCATATTATGATTTAAAATTGCAACAAAATTTTTTTTAAATGTACTTGTGTTAATATTGACCATAACATGATCACTAGTTGCCGAACTTGTATTAAAAGTAACTTTATTTAGTGGTCTTAAATCAAACAACTCTGCTTCTGATCCAGTTACAAATGTCCCCATAAAACCAGATCCAGTTGGTTTAACATCAAGATTTCCATCTTGAGTCATCCCCCTACTTAATAAATATGCTGATATATCTGTATAAAATCTTGGTGTTCTTATATTTTGATTAGCCATAATTAAATCCTTATGAAATTTGCCTTGCTTTTATTTTTAATTTTCCTCTACTTCTTGAGGTATTAATAATCATAAAATTAATATTAGCCCAACTTCCAGAATTATAACCAAAAGGAGTTTCTGGAAACATATTACTATTATCAAAAGCAATAATTGAACCTACTTCTAAATCATAAAAAGCAGGATTAACCGCTGTAAAACTTATTTCTAATTTTATATCTCCAAATAAATTATAATAATAGCTAATAAAGGTTTGTAATGTTCCAGCATCATATTCTACATCATTAGGATTTTTAACATAATCTAAAGTAAATGTTTTAATATTTTCTTTTGTTCCTATATTATATTTAGTTCTGTTTGCATCAACTTTATGAGTTTCTTGTTTTCTTCTATCTGATACAGATGGAGAGGGATGCCTTCCAAAATTAACTACCATACTTGTAATTACTTCATTAAAATTTGTATGATTTAACTTAACATTTGCTATATCCATTTTAGTTAAAGTTGTAATTTCACTAGAAGAATATGAATCTTTTACATAAATGTATTGTGGTTGAGTAGAGTCTCCTTGTTTATACCTAAAAATAAAACATCCTTCAAATTGCATTTGTTCCAAAACTGATTTTAAATCTTTTTCTTCATTAATCCATACTCTAACATCCCAATCACTTCTATTACTTTCTAAACTACTCCAACCATCTATATTAGTAGCTGGATTTGTAGCTACATCTAAACCAGTAAATCTATTTAATAAGTCTAAATGTGCTGTATGTATATCTAATGAATCACTACTTGCTAACCCTGTTGTACCAGCAGATAAGCCATCATTAGCTATATATAATGTTTTTGGAGGTTCTTTTTCTTCTCTACTCGCAATAACCTTAACATCATAAATTTTAAAACTTCCAGCGGTAGAACCAGCAGAACTGCCATCCCAAACCATAGCAAGATAAATTTTACCTCCATTACTTGAAGAATATGGAATTTGTAAATTATTTTTAGCAATATCTGCTGTTATAGCATCACTAGTATAATTTTCTGATGGGTTTCCTACAGCAAATATTACTGAGCCTCCATCTGTTGTTTCATCCCATTCATAACTAATATCTAATAAATTAAGATTTTTAGTTACATATATTTCCTCATCATCAGAATGAACAATAGCTGTAGTATTATATCTTCCTCTTTCTACTGTTAATGTGTGTTTACCACTACTTACACTCCCCACATTAGTAATCGTCATGATCTCTTCTTTTAATTTAATAACTGAACCAGCAAAAATATCATTTGTGCTAAACCCAGTTGCAATTTTAAAAGTAGTTGCACTAGCATTAAATCCACCAGAATCATCAACTAAAATTCTCAATCCATCAGAATCAACAACTTTTTTAAAAGATTCATCTCTTTCTGGCATATTAATATCAAAAACATATATAGCAGTCAATAATGAACTTGTACTGCTAGTAAACTGTGCATAAGTATTTACATCTGCATCTAACATATTTTCAGTATTTGATGCTGTAATTCCAGAATCTAATTGATATTGGGTTACTGTGTTGGGTCTAACTGCAAAAACATGCCTACAAGAGGGGTCTATTTTTGCATGATTGGCATTATCTGTACTTACAGTTGAAGAAACACCATCTAATAAGGGAATTAAAACATTAAATTGCTCATTATATATTGCTAATTCTCCATCACTAGATGCACTATTTGCATTTACATATATAGCAAAATTATTATCTATTTTATTAAATTCTACTGGTCTATATGAATAAGATGTTAAAGATGTTGTTGATTGAGGACTAGCAAAAGTAGAGGCTGAATTTTTAGTATAATTTCCATAAGCAACAGGAATTATTTTATTTTTATCAGTAGTCCTAGTATTTGGAATAGTAATTTTATCCCACGCTCTATGAGAGTTTAGTTTTATATTAATTTTTATACCATCTGTATCTATTTCAGAGACTCTAAATGAGCCAATTTTAACAGGAGTATCATTATTTATTATTGAATGAATAGTACATTCTCTATTTATATAGGTATTGCTTCCCCCAAACAATTCTTTGCTTATAAGAGATGATCCATTATACTGAAAATCTGGAATAGTTATGCTTATTCCACTTGTAGTAGCTGTACTTGCTGATAAATCAATATTTTCTCTAATGGCTGGATTATTTAAAATTACTCCATGATAAAAATTGGAATTATATTCTATGTTGCTAAATGCTAAGTAAATAAAACCACTATTATTATTTGACAATGCAAAAAGCCAGTTTTCTTTAATATTGCTTAATTTTATTGAATTTCCAAAAGCCATCTATCTTCCAAAAGTGGTTAGGGTTGCCCTACCTTCACCTAAAGCAGATTGAATCGCAGGAATAATAGTATCTACTATGGTTTCATCCACTAAAGGAGCAGAAATATTTAATGTAATGCCTCCCATGTTTCCAGTAAGGTTTTCCTGTTGAGCTTGATTTAAAATAACCTCTCCTGCTGTAAGCATAGCTGGGACAACATCTCCCTCACTTGGATTTCCATCTACAATCCCACCCTCTGCAAAATTTCTTTGAATTGCACTACTCATTAATGAACCAAAAGCCGCCCCACCAGCTAAAGCAAGAGGAGCAGAAATAAGTGGGGGTAAGGGAGTTGTTATTAGAAATTTACTAATATATGATGCTACTGCTTTTTGAATTTCTGCACTTACAAAAGTTACAGCAGATCGCTTAGCCGCTTCTCCAGCAGAGCCTAGAGCATCACTTGTTGAGGATATAGAACTGGCTGTTGCTATACTCCCTGCTACAGCTTTATCTAAATTTTTATTAAATGTATCCCAAGAATATCCAGCTTTTTCTGTTTCTTTACTAATTAAACCTAGCTGACTTGCTAAAACAGGATTTTGAGCAATTATTCTAGCGTTTAAGCCTTCTTCTTCTCTTTGAGCCTGTATTTTTGCTTTTAAAGACTCAACATGCTCTTTAAAAACAGTATCAACCTCTATTATAGAATCTGAATCTGATTTTCTTAATGCTCCAGATACTTCTATAGTTTGATTTAATTTTTTTTGCTCTTCTTTAGTACGCCCTAATATGTTTTTTAACTCTTGATACCTTTCAAATAAAACTTCTGCTTTTTGATTTTCTAACTCTTGAGATTTAGTAAGTTGTCCAGACATAAGAACTTGATTATTTATAGTGTTTGTATAAACAACCATCCCCTTATTTGCTTTGTTCATAGCATTAAGTTGATTTTTTAAATCTTCTTGAGATAATCCTTGAATTGATGCTCTAAATTTTTCTATTTCTTGTTGAGCTAGTACAGTTTTATCTAATAATACAGCATCAACTTCTTTTCCAAAATTTTTAAATCTAGTAATAACAGTTCCAACCCCTTCTGCTAATGTTTTAATTCCCTTTGCTGTTGTTATAACCATAGGAGCAAGAAGTTCTCCTAATGCCTCTCCAGCATCTCCTACAGCATTTCCCATCTGATCTAGTGATCCAGTCATTGTTTCAGTAGTTGCTCTAGCAAGTCCACCAAATTGAGTTTCTAATTCTCCTAAAATAACTTTTTGAGCAGAGGCAATATCTCCCAACTCAGTAAAACTTTTTATTTGCTCTTTTTGATCTTCTGTTAATTGAACACCTACTCTGGATAATGCACTAATTCCAAGCACAGGATCATTTAAAGCCTTACCTAGTTGAATGGTAGCACTTTGTAAGTCTTGCCCCATAGCTGTAGACATATTAAGAATAGTCTCAGTTGCTTTAGGAAAAACATCTTCTCCAACTTTAGTAAAAGTAAGCAATAAGCTCTGAGCTTCTATAATAGCCTCATCTCCAAAACTTGTAACATCTTGCAACCTATCAGCCATTTTTTTCAATTCAGTAGCAGTTAATCCAGCAACTCCAGCAGTAGATTTTAAAACTGCATTTAACTTAGCTTCTGCCTGTTCTTGCCTTCCTGCTAGTTCTATTACTTTTCCAAACCCTCTAATTAATCCAGTAGCTCCAAAATAAGCCGCTGAGGCAATCCCTACAGCTTTCCCCATTTTAGAAATAGCACCATCTACTCCTTTTAAGCCTTGTTCAGCTTGTTTATGCCCTTTTAAACCGACTTTAATATTTAAGTTTTTATCTGCCATTTTCTTTCTCAGTTTTATTTTTTAAAGCTAATCCCATTTCATTCTTAATAATATTAAACATTGTTAATTTTTCTGCATCTGTTTCATCTAAAGTCTTTCCTAATGGAATATTATAATCAGTAACATAATGATACTCATTTATTAAGTTAAAATGTTCATCATTAATAATATAAACAGGATTGGCAAATAATGGAAGTAAATAGAATAATTGCTGACCAATGCTATAATCATTTTTTGTTGATATAAGCTCAATCTCTTTCCAAATATCCTCAACTGTTATAAACTCCTTCTTTTGCTTTGTAATAGGGGATTGAGCAACATAAGGCAACATGAGTTGATCATGAGGTTTTTTATTAAAAACCCAATACCAAACAGTATAACTTAATCCCCATTTTCTTTTTTTAATGTATTACTTAATCCTAAATAATCCATTAAACATTGAGATAATATTTTTAATTGAAAATCATAATCATATTTTTTTAAATCTTCTTCTGGATTAGCAAAAGCTATTTCTGCAACATTACCTAATAGAATATTAAACTCTTTTTGTTTTACTTTTTGAGTTCCATTTTTATAAACATCTGCAAACTCTCCCTGTAATCCTAATTTATCTTTATATGATATGTTTTTTACTAATATCTCTTTATCATCTATTTTTAATTTCATATTTAGCAAGTTATTTCAATTAAATCTGCACTAGAACCAATTCCAGACCCTAAAGCCTTAACACCTATATCAAGCATCATAACACTTCCTTCATTAAAAGCTACATCTGTTATAATTGATTTTGGCATCTGAAATGCAAAAAGACCATCAGCAGGATCAGCATCATCATTCATTAGGGTAATTCCTTGTGATGCTCCAGTTGATTGATTGTTGAAAGTTTGAAACATTCCTACAAAATTATTATCATAAACTACACTAAAATTTGCTGTAGCAGAAACTTCTCCCGCTCTTGTTGCTACTTCAAATCCTGTTGAAGAAATACCACTAAACACAACTGGATTAACTAAATCGAGACTAAAAGAACTAACAACTGCATCAGCAGTTCCTGCTATTATTCTATCATCAGCATCCCAGCTACTCATATAATAATTATTTCTAGTAATTACTGTATCTATTGCAGTTGATCCACCAGTTAAATCTTGAACTGCTGAACCAGTTTGAAATGTAGCAGAAAATTTAATCCTTCCTCCTTCTGTTCCAGCATCTCCAGAAAAACTTAATGCTGTGCATAGACAATCTTTAAAAGCTAAATCAGCATTTGTTCCATAAGCAGATTTAATTGTAATAGATAAAATTTGATTTGTTGTTGTTGATGTTCCAGCTTTATAACTTGCTGTAGCTAAATTACTAGCAAGAACATAGGGAACCGCTGTATCTAATGTAAAATGACTTAATAATAAATCAAGAACTTCAGTTGTTGCTGTTCCACTTACGCTAATCTCTTTTACAGATTGTGTTATTGATTGATGAAAATCAGTTTCTTGTAATACTCTAGACCCACTCCTTACATCCATAGCCTGTACTACTCCTAATGTTGGCGATCCAATAGAATCCACATCTACAGCAATAAAAGCATTATCAGATGCACCATTTACAGTACCATAAGCATCCTGCTCTGCTATTAGAAATGAAAAACCTTTAGGATCGTATGCTGTTCCAGATACTGCCATTTTATGACTCCTTTTTTGTTAAATTATACTGCTTCAAAAGTTTGAACAGTTAAAGTTATTATTGCTCTTATCTTATTATCTTCCTCATCTTTTTCATATTCAATAGACTGAACTTGTCCCCCAAAATAATCTGTTCCATCTTTAGCATTATTATCTGGAGCAAATAATCTTTTAATATGTTCAGCTATGTTTGATACTTGTTTAAAATTTTTAACATTTATCTCTCCACCTAAATTAATTTCATAAATAATAGATAGAGTTACTTCCCTTTGTTGTCCACTTGCAAAAGTTTCTACTAAGTTATCTGATAATGGGTTTATTACAATACTAGATGATCCCTTATGGCTGTCCATATAAACAGGAATAGATAGCTCTCCTCCAATAGTTTTCCTCATATTAGATAACACCCTATCATAAATAATATTTGTGTAATCTATAGCCATTAAACTCTTCCTACTCTTCCATATTTAATAGGTTGTGTTCTAGTAGCTATTCTAGGGTTTGTTTCAAGTTCCCATTCATCATTAGTTGTATATACCCCATCAGAGGCTAAAATTTCCATATTATTACCCGCTATATCCCAATTCCCACTAAGAGTCTGGCTATCAATTATTTTATTGATTTTTAAACCATTACTAGCTTTTCCATAAACATCAAAAGTAATACTAGATGCAGAGCCATAGCTAAGAGTTCCCCCAGAAGTAATTTTAATTTTTAATTTATCCCATTGGGTAGGAACACCCCTAACATCTATAATTGATCCAGTTGTGTTTGAATGAATTGAGACTTCTTTTATAATTCCAGTAAGTTTTTCACTAGTTTCATCTTGATATAAAACTATATTTCCATTTCTTATTTTATCTAAATCTCCAGTTCCTTCATCATTAGTAACCCTAGATTTTAACTCATTAGCTTTTTCTAAATCATAGGGAGCTATAAGGTAATAACAAGCCATAGCCGCTGTAGATAAAACAATAACCTCTGGAAAATCATGTCCAGTAGCAGATGCAGTAGAAACACCTTTTCTTTTATAAATAGGGACTCCAGCAACAGACCTAACATAATCACTAGCTCTGGATATAGCTGTAGAAATATGTGTACTAAAATCTATTCCAGATTCAACAATAGATGAATTAAGGGTATTAGCTGATCCTCCATTTTGAAATAATTCAAGTAAATCAGTTGTAGAATTATATTTATATTCATTATCTGCATTAGGTGTATCAGCAACTAGAGTCATTTCAACACCATCTACATAACATTGATCTATTGTACCAGAATCATATAAATAAAATAAATGAGTTGTCCCACTAGCAACCCAGTTACTAGGTAATATTCTTTTAGAATCATATTGATCTATACTAGGAACTAAAAATCTAAGATCAGCACCATCACAATAACTAAACTCACTCATGCTTCTGCCTCTGGTCTTATTGGGTTATCAATTATATCTATTTCTAAACTTTTTATCATTTCAATTAAATCTATTAGCATTTCTTTTTCCTCATAACATTGATTATCTATAATAATATTTGTTAAATCTAAATGCTCTGCTATTCTTTTGCATTTTACAATAATCTCAAAAGCATTAAAATCTGTATCTAGTGTTGTTGCTATTTCTGTGATCTTTTCCATGTTAAATAATCTGCCGCTTCATGTGGGTCAAAAATTGTTGTTATTAATCTATTGTCATCATCTCCATATTTAGGATCAATTATTGTTACAGGACAATTAAATATATTTTTATCATCTAAGCCGTTTCTTGTAGCATATTCATCCATCCTCTTAAAACTTCCTACTTGTAAGGCATGAGAAATTAACCCAGAACTGGGGTCTTTTAAAACTTGATAACCAGAAACATGTATATGTCCCGCTGTTAAAATGTGATCTCTCCACCCCATTTGAATTGCTCTACTAATAGCATGAGCAGTATTCCACATTGAATGTCCCTTAAACTGATGCCTTGCATTAACCCTTACTTGCTTTTTATTAGGAAATTTTAAATTGATTCTTACTCCATGATTTGAATAAACTGTTTCACTATTTCTAATAATAAACTCTAATGGGTCGCCATCTCCAGACCATACATCATGATTCCCCCCTACTAAATAGAGCCATTCTAAACTTTTCACAAAATGCTCTGAAAGCATCCATGATTCTTTTGCTGTGGTAGTTTGATTTGCATATAACCTAGCCAATCTTCCTATCCAGTTGTTTTGTATATCTCCCAAATTACCAGCAAACATTCCATCAGTTTTATTAATTAAATTTGTAATAGAAAATATTTCAGATAAATCTGTTCCATCATCATCAACATGAGGATCACCAAAATGGGCAATTCCTATAGCTCCATCTATATTTATATTTATATTTACTATTTTTTCATAAAAATCTCTTTTTTGTTTTACCTTAAATTTTTTAACTCTATATTTAATTAAATCCTCAATATCCATCTCTTTATTAGGAGGAAATTTTTCTTGATTAAAGTCTTTATTATATATAATATTTGTTTTTACACTTCTTCTTTTACAATCTAAACAACTATATCTCTGTTTATCATATTGAGTTCTTCCATTTTTATGTATTCTAATAGAATTACAATAAATACAGCTTAATATGTTTTTATCTTTATCATATATTTTAGAACCTTTCTCTTTGGGAGTTACTTGCATATATCCAAAAATTTTTCTACTGTCCCTTTACCGCCCAGAGTATTATAATATTTTTTCCAATATTTAGCCTGTTCTTCTAAGGTTTTTGGAAGAGGCTTGGGGACTCTTCTATAATGAATCCTACACATAATAATACTAAATGCAAGATTTGTTGTTAATAAAAACTCTAAATCTTCTTTTTGTGCATTTGCTAACACAAAATGATTTAAAAAACAAATGTTTTCTATTTCACTCATTAACTTAGGTCTATAACATAAATAATTTTTACAAATATCTATTGCTGTATCTCCTTCCATTTGAAAAAACCCCCTAGCAATAGGATTTCCAAGTTGCATTAAATATTTATATCTAGATTCTACTAAACCAGTATTATAAATCAAATTAACAGCTTTATCAGAATAATATTTAGAATCTAATCTTTTTAAAACATTTTCTATTATATCTAATATTTGATCTTTATCCATTATTTTTTTTCTTTTTCTAGAATCTTTTTTATTTTATCAAACATTTCATCATCTTTTTTAGTTGGAGTAATTTTTACAACCATTTTAGCAAACCAAAGTATAGCTCCAGCTTTTCCTCTTTTTGAAACCACTCTATCAACCCACTTAGAAAATAAACTCATTTTTAACTCTCCTTATTTAACATTTTTTTTAGTCCATTAAAGACCACATCTAGCAATATATCATCTTTATCACTAGGAGACATTTTAACGGCTTTTTCAAGCACCATAAAGGCTAATAAAACCCATTCCCAGTTATTACTCAACCATTCCATTTGTTACTCCTTTACTTTTTTAATTTTGTAATATAAATAAATAATATTCATAACCGCTATAGCTATACCTAAGAAATACGGCAACATATCCATAAAGACTATTACCTGACTTGTGAAACTTGCTCCTGTTACTTTTAAACTATCCATTAATGTTTTCCATTTATTCTTGAAAGAGAGCCATCTATTCTTGATACTTGATTATCTAAATCATTTATTTCTTTTGTTAAAGCATCAAACTTTCTATCAAGTTTATCATCAGATTGATTCCATCTATTAATTAATTTTATAATCATCCCTTCTGTATTCTCTAATGTCTCACTCTGACCTTTATTCTCAACTTTTAAATTTTCTAATGTCTCTTGTTGTTTGGCAGACTTATTAGATAGCGAAATAACCAGATAAACAAACATAGCTCCTACAACTCCAATCATCCCAGCTTCGCCATATACTGCCATAAAATCCATTATTTCTTTTTCCTTTTCCTCCAACTAAGAGGATTAATATTGAGTTCTTTTTCATAAAACTTTAGTTTATTTTCAAGCTCTTCTAATTGTGTAGATTCTTCCAACTGATGTTTACCAACAAGCATCCGTATCTCAGCATTAGCCTCCATAACCTCATCTTCAAGGCTTGAAATTCGCCCCTGCAAGTCCATCCAAGTGTAGCCAATACCAAAAATAAATACCCCAAGCTGAACCAATAACTTCCAGTTAATAGTAATGTAAGCATTGTCATCAATAATCCCAGTACGATAAGACTTAGCAGTTTTAAATTCTTCATTCACTTTGTTCTTCTGGTGCTTTATCTAAAGCATATCCCATAACAGACCAGCCTTCACAGCTTGTTAGTAACATTCCCATAAAAATAAATTTAATAGGAAGATTATAAGATGTTGAAGTTACCCAGTTATTTTTTTTCTTCTTTTTCTTCACTATCTTCCTTTTCTACACTAGCTTTTAAAGCATCTACAAAGGCTTGTTTACCAAACCTAAGTTGTTGAAGATTAAATTCACTAGAACTAATTTTTCTATCTAAGTCAGCTACATGATTAATCATAACTTTTTGCTCATCAGATAATTCTGATTCTTTATACTCTTTATCAAAAAGATTAATCACTTGTTCTTTAGGCATTTCTTTTTCTTTTTTTGCCATTATTAACTCCTGTTGTTATTTGTTATTTATAAATCTTTATAATCCTTAATAGCCTCTGCTAATCCATCGCTATACTCTGTTGCTCTAGCTATATCATCATCATATCTTTTCTTTTCAAGCTCTAAATCAGATAGTGAGTATTCACGCTCTTGGTCATCTAACTTTTCTCCAGTTGTTGGATTCCAAGCATTTTGAACCATAGCTACATAATCTCTTTCTACCTTTGGCTCTGCCTTTGTTGTAACATTACCATCAGAATCTTTAACTTCTTCAACTGCTTCTTTAATTGTTTCTTTTTTCTTTGCAAAGTCTGCTGTTTTACCTTTCCTTGCTTTGTATTCTGACCAGTTCATTCTTATTCCTTATCTGCTTTTAGTTTATCTGACCATGCTTTCTTAACAGCATCAGTCCAAATTGCACCAGCTAAAGCCTTAATTTCATCTGATTCAGAAGAAATATCCATATCTGGTGTTAATACCTTTCTATGATAAGAATATGATATTTCCTTACCATCTTCCATAATTGAAGTTTTAGTTCTTACATTTATATGTTTGTAATCTGTACGAACCTCATAATCATCTTTTATTTGTTTTTCTAAAGCCATTTTATCTCCTTGTTTTTAATTCCACTTAATTATCCAATTAAGCTGTAAAATAAGTTATATTAAACATTATATTTCCATCATCAGTCCATTCAGATGCTTGTACATAAGTGGTTCCAGTAGTAGCATCCCAAAGATGTAAATAAACATTAGTTGTATTTATTACACCATATCCACCTACTGCTTGTCCAGCAGTAATAGCTAATCCACTAGCATACCCAACATTAAGTGGAGTATAGGCAGTAGCATGATTAAGTATTGTAAAAGGTAGCCCAGTTAACATAATATCACCAGAACAGCTCCCAATACTACTAGTTGTTATAGACCCCATTACAGTAACCTGTCTACCAATCTTAGTGTAAGAAACTGAACTTGCACTCATAGTCATTGGATTACTTCCATTGGTTTGTTTAATAACTATTGTTGCAGTACCTTCTTCATAAGAATCAAGAACTTCAGATGAAGATGAACCCGAATCTGGGGCAGGTTGAGTAGCTGAAAAATCAATTCCAGCACAATGAACTGTTGCCCCACTATCTTGAGCCATATAAACTGCTGTTACACTAGCATTCCCTAGAGTTACTGAATTAGCCGCTTGACCAGTCGCATCAGCACCTATAACAATAGAATTTGCACCTCCACCAGTTGCACTTTCTCCAATAATAACATTATCATTATCTGTCGCAGTACCTAAAGAAGTATTTGCCCCAACAAAAGTTCCCTCTCCATTTCCATCTGCATTTGCACCAGCTTGATACCCAATAGCTGTGTTATTAGTTTCTCCTCCATCTAATTGGTGTAATGCTTGGTATCCAACTGCTGTATTATAACTTCCAGTTGGCAATTCATCTAAAGATTGATACCCTACAGCTGTATTTCCAGCTCCAGATGTTAGAGCAATTAAAGCGTTTGAACCAATAGCTACACTGCCATTTGCGGCACTTGTTAATGCCCCTTTTAATGTTTCTTTACCAAGTGCAACACAATAAGAAGCATCTCCTGCACCAGACAAAGACTCATAGCCTAAAGCTGTATTCCCAGCATTTGTATCAAAATTTCCACCAGAACTATGCCCCACTAAAGTATTTTCGCCACCAGTTGTAATTGCATCTCCAGAATAAGCCCCAATTGCAGTATTGCCATCTCCACTTGTTGTTGCATTTAGAGTATTTACTCCTAAAGAAGTATTTTCATTAGCTCCATTTAAATTTCCCATAAATGAATAAGAACCAATGCAAGTATTATTATTAGATTCAGCGTCAGCCCAATCTCCACCACCAGCAGACCATCCCACAAAAACATTATCCCTATGTACCCTTGTACCCTCATCTGCTTGATACATAGCGTGATACCCAATCGCAGTATTTCTTAAAAGAGTAGATCCTTTCTCAAGAGCTTTGTAGCCAATAGCTGTATTTTGGTCTCCAGTAGTAATCCCGTTTCCAGCAAGATACCCCATAAAGACTGAACCAATAGCAGAAGTAAGACTTGCTCCAGCATCTTTACCTACAATAACTGTCCCATTTGCATCATCGTGGTTAATTGCAGTTCCAGCATTTCTACCTATTAAAACACAATCTGATTGACTTGTTATGGCATCACCAGCGTTATTTCCAACTACTGTATTAGAACCTCCGTCTGTAATTACATATAATGCTTGATAACCTATTCCAACATTACTTGAATTGCTATTTCCACTAGCTCCTTGACCAGCTCCAGAACCTACCATTGTGTTATTTAAACCAGTCGCATTATGAAAAGAGGCGTTTGAACCTATAGCTGTATTATTGCCTGTTCCATCAGACGCATTGTAAGTATATCCAGCGGCATAGCCTATTGCAGTATTCATATCTCCAGTAACATTTGTTTTTAATGCTTCATATCCAAGAGCAGTATTAGCTTCTCCTGTTGTATTCGCAGTTAAAGCCGTATATCCAATTCCAAGATTCCATCTTCCAGATGTAAGAGCATTTAAAGCAGTTGTACCAATAGCTACAGTTCCATCCGCAGTAACTGCACCTCTCATAGCTTCGCTACCTATTACAACACAATAATCTGCACCATTAACAGCTCCATCAAATGATTGATGTCCTACTACAACATTATCTCTCTCTGTATCAAAAGCTCCTCCAGCACCATCTCCTATTAAAACATTATTATTTCCTGTTGTAATAGCATCTCCAGTCTGATAGCCAATGGCAATATTTTCATCGCCTTCTGTTAAAGAAGCAAGAGCATTATATCCAAAAGCTGAATTGTATAAAGCTCCAGATACAGCACCAGTTCCCATAGCATTATGTCCAAACACAGTATTACCATCAGAGCCATTATTAGAACTAGCATTAAAGGCAGTATATCCAAATACTGTATTATTTGAATTGTTATCATTATTACTCAATGAAATGCGAGAGTTGGCATCTATTTTTAAGCTACCAGTCCCACCATTTAATTCTAATATAGTATCAGCTACTAAATCTAATGTTCCATCTGCTGATTGATGTATATAAGTACCATCATCTCCAAATTCTAGCCTATTTGTACTAGTAATCATTACTGCATCAGTTGCTAAAGTAATTGGGAATGTAGTACCATTATCCCCATCTTTTAATGCTACATGAGTTGTTCCATTTCCCCCACCATTATTATCTACATGTAATAATTGTTCATAAGATGATGCTATTGATTGTGAGCCTAAAGCCGCCATTGTGTTCTCCTTTCCATGAGAGTTTTTCCTAGTCTATCTTCTAGGGGTTATCAAATTCTAAATATGTTCTTCCTTCTGCGTTCCAAGCCTGTAATTGATCTGCCCAATTTGGAGTATCTCCTGCGAAATCTCCCACTAGTCCAGCTAAACTTGATTGAGTTGAGCCTGTTGCAGTTGCAAAAGCTAATTTTAAAGCAGAATTAACAGATAGATTAGATGTCCCAGCAGTAGCATTTGCCCATGCTCTTAACATAGAAGTAATAGAGCCAGTATGCCCAGCAGATTCAAGTCCTAGTCTTAAACATGTGTTAAATGATTTCCCAGTAGCATCTGTTCCAGCTAAGTCTGCAAAATATTCTTTTAATATTGTATTATTACTTAATGCCATATTTTATTTGATTAAGGGTCTAAATAAATAGACCCCTAATCAGTTTATTTAGTTGATCAAGTAACCTTGTGTTGCATTTCAACACCATAAGTATCAGCTAATTCTACAGAGCCACAAAAAATTGACCCTACATAATCAGTTTTTAATCTTACAGCATCTCTTTCAACTTCAACTCTCATTAATTGCCCTGCATAACCAAAACCAAGAGCCATTTTTGAGAAACATGCACCTATCGCATTATTTGAAGAGATTGAAATCTCTGGTGTTGTATAAACATCAACTCCAGCTAATGTACCTAAGAATCCAGTTTTAAGCATATCAGATTGAGAAGTTGGTGAGCCACCAAATTGATCAGATGTAACTAAATCATTTGATAGTCCATAACTCCCATATACTGCTCTAGGATTGTGTACAAAAGCGTATGGTCCGGGTGCTGAGTTTGCTTGAAGTGTTCCCAAAGCCGCAAAGATGTCATCTACAGAAATTCCATTAGATGTATCATTTGAAGTGTTTGAAAAGTTATCAAAATTTGCTACAATCAAACTATCAACCTTAGCCGCTATAGCGTTTCCTACTAGCTGACCACTAACACCAGTAATGTCATTAGCATTTGATAGTACAGCTTCATCATGAATAGGCACTCTGATTGAATACATATCTAGAGTGATTGTTTTCTTTACAGAATCTAATTCAGTAGCAGTTATTGCTGTTGAATCATGCTCTGAGTGAGCCGCCACATCTGCACTTGTAACTGTTGCACTTCCTAAGTTGTAAACTGGGAATGTAATTGTGTCTGCTTTGTCTCTTGATTCAGTCATCACCAAAGGCATACAAACATTAGCCTTGCTGAAATGAACCATAGCATCTGATAGGACTTCTACCAGCGACCCAGCGAAATCTCCTGTATCTCCTGTTGCCATTTTTTATTTCCTTCTAAAGATTTTATCCCATTGTGCTTGGCTTATATGGCTAAATGATGATCTAATAGTGTTTGGTGTCTTATCTTTACCTACTGATAAAGAAAAACCATCCTCTAAATTAACATCCTTGCCATCTAATTGATAAATCATCTCTCCATCTTTGGTATGCTGAGTAGTTACTCTGCCAGAAGTAGGGTCTACAAACCCATCTAAGCTAGTTGCTTTCTTAGGCTTGGTTCTGCCTAAAGGCATTTTTAACCTTGTTGTAGATTGATTCATCAATGTTGCCTTTTTGATAGTCTCTAGCCGCATCTAAGAGGCTTCTATAGCCTTGTGTTGATGTAGCTGGAGAAGAACTATCCACAGATGGAACATTGTTATTATTATTAATTATTTTTGCATGAACTACTTTTAATTGTTGGTAATTCATACCTTTAAAAGCCTCCCTATCTTCTTCTGGGAAGTCTGTAAGCATTTTATCAATTTCAGTATTTTCAAAAGAGACATAATTTTCATATTTAGGCATAATATCATCTAGTTTTGTCTTAGCCTCTTGATATAATTTCTTATATTCTTCTTTTTTCTCAAGCTCTTCTAGTCTTTGATTCTCAAATTTCTTTTCAAGCTCTACTGCTCTTGATTCAGCTTTAGCAATTCTTTCTTTCTTCTGCATGATTTCACGCAATAACTCAGATTCTCGATTGCTTAAAGATTCTGAACTATCTTGGTTTTCAGTTCCCAACTCTTGCTCTTTCTCTTGAGCTACTTCTGTTTCAGACATAAAGTCTCCTATTATTTAATCTAATATAATACATTTATAAACTTTTATAAAATAATCATCTATAAAGAAATGATCTTTTTCTTTTTTCTTTAATTTCTTGCTCTGCTTTTTTAAAAAAATCTTTTGTATTTTTTTTAAGATTCTTAAAGTCTTTTCCAGACTCAACATCTCCTCCGATACTAAGCTGTTCTTTTCTTGTAAGTTTATCCCACACTCTTGTGTGCATTACAGCATTTAATCTTCTAGATAACTCTGGTTTTGCACCTATCATTTTTTAATCTCCATAAATCCACTCCATTTTTTCCCTAGACCTTTTTACTTTCCCTGCTTTATCAACAAAAATCATTTTTGATCTATTTAACACAACTGAATACCCAAGCTCTTCCCCATAAGCACCATCAAGACTTTTATTTATATGAATTAAATCAATCTTTTTATGGACTGCATAAGAGCCAACATCTTGTAAGTGATTATACTTACCTCCATATTTAGGATTTAAATACTCTCCCATTCTAAAAAACTCTCCACTGCTCAAGCCTTTATCTTTAACAATATTTCCAACTAAAGAATTTCTTTCAGCTTTTAACATAGCTTCAACATCTGTAAAATTTGCAGTTTTTGATCCATTTTGCATGGTAAATTTAACTATCCAACCATTAGGATTTCCTAATTGTTCTGGCGTTCCTCTAGCGTATCCATTAGCTGTGGCAATAGATTCTCCTCCTTTTGTTCTAGGATTTGCACAGTAAATCCCATCCCCATAATAACCTTTTCCGCTATATGTATCTTTGCTTTTAAAATAAGATTCAGCAGATTTTTTATCAACATTAATACCCCTGTAATATACATCCCCATTACCCTCTGTTCTTAGTATTTTATTAAATTCTTTATTAGTTACTGATTTAGGTTTTTCCCACATCCCTTCATCTTTTAAATATTGTTTAAGTAAAAAATTTTGTCTACCTATATCACTCCCCCCTGTAATAGCTTCATTAATACTCCATATCATATTATCATACATGTCCTCTAGTGTATCACTTGCGAAATCTGGATCAGTATATATTTTATAATATGCTTTTTTTGCTAACTCTGGATTTTTTTGATAATTATCTAAAAAAGTTTTAGAATGTTTTAGTCTTTCAGCTTGATTTGCTTTTGTTACATCATAAGGAGAATCAGCTATACTTTTATTATATGCTATATCATCTAATCTTGCTGTTTTAATTGCCTCATCAAAAGATTTATTTCTTGCTCTAGTATTTTTTTCTAATTGAGTGAGCTTCTTTTTCTTTACTTGTTTAGGTTTAGGAGTTGGTTTCTTAACTGGAACTGCTTTTTTAACTGGAATTGGCTTCTTCTTTTTTCTTAATAGTGGTTTATCTAATCCTTTAGCTGTATAATTAGCTGGAATTAATTGACATCTACAATTATATCTGCATATACTAAAACCAGATTGAGGTAAACCAACTGTTTGCCAGAACTCAAGAGAGTCTACTTGTCCCTGTCTAGGTTCACAATCTGCACAAACTTTAGTATCCCCCACACTCTGCCATCTAAATTGTTTAATCCCTGCTTTTGTAAAAGTTGCTCTGGATGAGTTTCCAGCGGATATACCTACTCCAGTCTTAACAGTATTCTTTATTTGGTTTCTATAATTTCCAAATATTCTTCCCCCAGTTTTAAGATCATTTAGCAAGACATTCTTAATAGCTTTATTATCCATGCCAGATGCATTCATAGTAGAGACTAACTCTTGTAGGGTCATAGTAGTTTCTCCAGCAATAGTGGATAACTGCTCTCCTATAGTGATAGTCATGTTAGGCATTTTTAATTAGCTTCTCTATTCTTAGCTCTACTGCTTTTAAACATTGTTTCTCTGCCTTCTTAGTAATACCAAACCATTCTCTTTTAGGTAATCTTCCTGCTCCTGTTTGATGATATAATCCTATTTGAGCATTAGTAACACCATCTCTTTTTTGTTTCTTGCCCGGATGGATGTTTACAAATGGCTTTGCTTTAGTTGCTCTTGATCTTACTAAGTGCCTCATCTTATCTTTATCTACTAACACTTGATCACTTCCTTTTCTAGCAACAGTTGCTGGTTTAAGTTGTTTCATCCCCTTGCCATTTGCATCAGTACCTACATTTAGTCTTTTAAAGTGATCTTTTACTATTATATCGCCAGAAAAGTTTAATTCCTTGCTTAGGTCTAGCTTAATCTTTTTAAGATCAAAATTCTTATCTATTTGAATACCTTGTTTCATAATTGCTTAATTACTTTACTAGCAAATTTCTTACCCTCTTTAGATGCTGTCTCTATTTCATCTATATGTTCTTTTAAAAAAGCATCTCCTAATGCTAATAAATATCCTTCTGGGTCTAACAATAATTGATCTATATCTATAACATTTAGAATATTATCAGCATTTCTATCTACTTCTTCATCTAATACATCTAATTTATCTAGGTAATTACTGATCAACTTTGCCAAGTTTTCTCAATCCTTCAAATGCTGGAGCTTGTGGGGTTTCTGGTTCAGTAGGTTCTGGTTTTTCTTCTTCTACTTCTTTTATCTTTTGATCTAGCTCTTCATCTGTTATATCTGGGTTAAAATGCCTCATTAAATCTTTCTTTGTAATTAAATCATTCTCCATCATAAACAACAGTTTATCTTTCTCTGCTGACCAATCATCTGGAAAACTTGCTTCTGCGAAGTCTACAGCATAGGACTCATCAAAAGATTTTCCAGTATGAGTTTCTATTATCTTTCTATCAACATTATATCTCATCTCTTCAAACTCTTGGAACAATGGTATATCTGATTCCCTGCTTTCTATGTTCTCTATACTTAGGATTTTTAAGGCTTGTCCACTAGGGATCTGCCCCTGCTCTCCCCATCTAACAGATAGAGCATGATTTTGTCCAGTAACATTTAATAACTGTTTAATACTTTCTATCATACTTGGTATGTTTGAGGGCGGAGATACAAATTGCATGGAGCTTCCTTCTGGAAGAGAAATTAATCTATCTACTCCCCATTTTAAATCTGGAACTGCTTGATCTATTCCAGTAATAACTGGAGAACCCATTTGATAACGAGTAGCTAACATTACTTCTGTAAAAGCTATTGAGGCATGTAGACTAGCAAACACAACGTCATAAGCATGATATGGATAAGATGCCCTACTAATAGGATTGATTCCATAAGGATTGATCATTTCAGTATTGTCCCCTATAGGGTGCATCCTACCTTCTAAATCAAATTTAAAGTGCATCCCCTGTTCTCCATCCCTATCTTCTGACCAAAAAACAAATTGCCTATCCCCATTCTCTTTTTTCTCTATCTCATAAGAGTAGCCATGAGGCTCACTTTCTCCTATGTGATAATATTCTTTAACAAATGGCAATAGATGATACTCTATCTGTTGTCTCCTTTCATTCCATGTAGACTTCATGTGCATATTACCCAGTAACCAACATAGCTCTGAAAAAGCTCTAGATTGTGAATTGAGATGATAGGTGTAATTTAAATATTCTTCTGCTAGTTCCCCTCCTACATATCTATCAGCGGGTTTTTTATATAACATCATTCTAGCTTTAGCAAATCTAGGAACTAATCTAAGAGGTAATACTGGAATCTGGCTTAATGATACTCCAGAAAAGTATTCTTCTATGTGGGTTTCCATATTCTGATTATAATAAAAGTCTAATGCTGTTTCTCTTTTGGCATACTCTTCATTTAATAAAGTATCTTCTGCATTCTTAACACTATATAATACTGCTTTTCTTCCCAGATTTGGGATTGTTATTTTATCATGATATTCCATTTTACCATTCCATACTTAGAGGTTGTCTATTAACTATAGGATGTTTATAAGCTATATAGTAGCTACTTGCATCCAGCATATGAGTGAGCTTTATATCACTCTTATCTATCTTCCCATCCCTTGTGCGTTGGACTTGCTCTAAGTCTTTTATTAAAAATCTACATCTAGGGTCTACTGTCATCCTAATTTTACCATTAGTATCTTTCAACATTCTATTTAATGCGTTTAATCTATCTATTACTGGAGGATTAGCCTTCTTAGATATTACATTATAACCATGATCCCTTAGAATTTGATGATCCGAACGATTGCTTGAAGTTGATCTGGCTGATCCTGCACTATCTGGATAAACTGGAATATTAGGAGCTATCTTCTTCATGGCTAAAGCCATTTCATTGGTATTTGAGTTAGTTAATCTGATCTCATCTAGGTAATGAATAGACCCATCAGAATACTCTACTATAAGAACTGCACTCATATAATCAACATTGAAATCTAAGCCCCATGCTAATCTATCTGTAATCTGCTGTGCCTTTTTAATGTGGACACTTCTATCAAAGTTATAAGCCGCTCTATTTCCAGTTGTTTCAAATGATCCTAAGAACTCAGTTTTAAATGCCCTTTCATCCATCATTGATTTAGCTTTTTCTATCTCTTCTTTAGATACATAGCCCCCATCTACTGTGGTATAATGCCATGATTCCCAATCTGGATTGCCCCCTTGTCCTAACATGTAGACATCATATAAGTGATCATAACCATTAGGAGTGCCTATAAATAAAGCCTCTCCATCTGTAGTGGTAAGCATAGGATAGATGATTTCATCCCAAACATGGGGCTTTATATATGAATACTCTTCCAGAACAACCATATCTAACCCTGCCCCTCTTAAATTGTTCTCTTGTTCTGCCCCCTTAATAGCTATCTCTGAATTATTAGGCAGTTTAATTAATAGCTCACTCTCATTGATTTGGCAATCTTGATTTCTAAATATAGACCTCATGAGCTTCCAAGTTGTTGTCTTTCCTTGTCTATAAGTAGGGGTAATTACCCATCTTCTCTCATCAGATTGAATAGGCTTAGTGAGTAGCCAGATTAAACTTAAATGAGACTTACCAAATCTTCTTCCCGCTACAAGAACTTTTCTTTTAGCAGTAGAATCAATAATTTCTTTTCTTTTTTTATCTATATTCCAGCTAATCAATGGACATTATCTGAATAGGTTCTGATTTATGGGTAACTTCCTTAAACTCTCTACTCTTACCCTCTAAACGCTCTACAATAAATTGTATTGCCCTCATATCTCCCCTTTCAGCTAATTGAAATAGCTTACTAACAACTTTAGCTCTTCTTTCCACATCATTTATTTTAGTATAACTGTAATCTTTTATAAGATCACTATATGCACTTCTCCTCCCATTAGGGTTTCCAGACTCGCCCTTTTTCCATCTCTTTCCTAATGTATTGCCTTTAGCAAACTCTCCATTTGGTCGTCTGTTCTTGGTTTGTTTAGTTTTACTCATACTCTACTAAAGCCATAACATAGGCTGTATTAATTTTATCTATTAATTCTTTTACTTTTGGAGTGTCAATTTCATATACATCAAACTCTAACCTATAACAGTTCTGAGTTTTTAAATTCTTAATTCCAACTAATTCACTAGTTAGAACCACCCCTTCTTCTTTTTTTGGAGGCAACTTTCCTTACCCTTTTTTTTATTTTATACTTTTTAGGCATATAAAACTAATATAATTATACTTTGTAAGTTAATTTATCTCCATGCTCTTTTACAATACCTCTTAAAATACAATCTCTAAGAAATACAGCCTCTGATTCTGTTTTTAAATCCAGCTTACTTCTTAGCTTAACTAACTCCATATAATCTTTATTAGTGGGTGCTAGTTCCCCATCAAAGAATCTCATATGAAATACAATCTTGTCTGCTGTGTCGGTGTGCTTTCTGCCATCTACAATAACATTAAATAACACCTTACTATCATCTATATCCCAATAATAGAGGCTTTCCTCTATATGATGTGTAGGTCTTCCCCAGATATAAACCTTAACTCTAACTCCTCTTAAATCTTCTAGTGTGATGCTACGCTCTTTTCTGAAATACAAGCTCCCTTCTCCCTCTAGTCTATCTAAGTTTAATAAAGTTTTATTGTTTATCTGATAAATTTCCCCATAAACAGAACTTCCCTCATTCATAATAGCCGCTGGAAATCCATATCCAGTTTCTATCAATGTTAATTCTGGAAATAAAAAGTGCTGAACAAATTTAGAATCTTTTAAATAGTGATGGTTATGTCCCCCCATCTTTAAAGTACCATATACAAATACAAACATTATTTTATCTCCTTATAGTTGATCCATCATTAGCTAAATACTTTTTAAATAATTCTCTCTGTTTATCCTTCCAAGAGTATCTAGGAACAAAATTAGATACTGTTTTTTGATATATTCCTAAGTCCTTATTATAGTAAGATGATTTCTTTTTAATTGGTTGTGTAATAGTGATAGTTTTAGTTCTTCTAGATAATGTTCTAGTGTTAATCCTCATCATAGTATTTGCTTTAATGCTTATCGGCTCATATATGCCCCAATTCCCTGCATTAATTATAACATTGGTACTTCCATAGACTATGACATCTAGCTCTGAAATATAAACCATTTCTAATGGGTTATTAGCTTTAACAATATACACATAATTTGGATACTCTAAATCTGCCCAAACAATAGCAACTCTACCCCTAACTAATGGCAATCTATTTTCTGAAAAATCTTTTGCAGATTGCGATGTTTCATATAGTCTAAAAATAGCCTCAGAATCCACTTGAGCATATCTTTCCATCTCAAACTTACTAAAAAGCTCTTTGTGATTATGTATAGAGCCATTATGAGTACCTATAGTATTTCCTGCCCTTATTGGATGATTATTTTTATTTATACTAGGAGAGCCTAAAGTAGCATATCTAGTATGACCCATTAAACAAGTGATATTTTTTGTAATAGAATCAATATTATTATCTACTTGATCATCTTCTAGGAATCTGTAAGCATCTTGATTCTTTTTACATAATAAATAATCCCCATGTTTATCTATCATAGCAAAGCCCGTTGCATGTCCACCTCTACTATCTGCCTCTATAAGCATTTCTTTAAAAGAGCTAGATATTTTTTCTAGCTCTTTTTTTGTTCTATCTTTTTGTTTTAAAATAATTCCTGCTAATCCACACATTTTAATTACTCCCTACATTATTAACTATTTCTGAATAATATCTTGATGTTGCTCTTCTTAACTCTTTTCCTTGAGTATTCATAGCTTTAAATCTTTTTAAGATTTCTTTATTAGCAAATGCTGTTTCTTCACATTGTTGATCTTGCCCTATGAAACCAATAGCTCTTCTGAAATGAAACAAACCATGCTCATTAGATTGAACAGTAGTGAATTTAACTGTTTTTGAATCTCTTGCTGAGTTCACGATTGCTTGAGTTAAAACAATCCATGCCCATAATTTATTAAAATTTAAAGTTCCTTGATGATAACGAAACTCTACAGAACCCCTAGTCCAAATATTTCTAAGATTCAAACCACAGTATCTAGTGTTCTGAGTTTTTCTTAATCTATGAGTTGCATTAGGTCTTCTATATTTATGATCTACCTCTGATTTAAGATTTTTTAAAACTCTTTTAGCTATCCATTTTGCTGACATGTCAAAACCTCTTCCACCAGCAAAAATTGCTCTTGCTGGAATAGTCCACCAACCATTTCCAACTCTCATTAGCCTTGATGGAGAAATTAATCTATAGATAATGTTCTCATATTTTAAAACAGTTTTAATAAGTCTGTTAAGAAATGATGTTTCATATTCTTTACTTATCATCATTTCAGCAGTAACATCATGATGAACATGAGTCCCACAACTTATATTAACAGTACAGCCTAAATCATTCATAAGTTTTAAAACAGTTTTTAACTGCCTCTTACCATCTTGACCATATAACTTAGGAGATACCATCTCATTTCTACCTAATTGAGAGTTATTTGTAGCTCTTACAGTACAATCCGGAACTATCTTCCAATAAGTAGAAGTATTATGATTATATCCTTCTACATAAGTAACAACATCTCTTAATCTTAGTAGTTCTGCAATTCGCTCTTTAGATACATTTGCTGGTCTTGAAAACTCTAGCTCTACTCCGAATGCTTTGTCGTTTTGAAATTTACCTTTTGTCATGTCTTGCTCCAATATTTAATATTTAATAACTATTCACATAACAATACTACTGATCCCAGCGGATAGATGCAAGAACTTTCTTTAACTCTTTAATTTTTTTTTATAAGGGTTTGCCTACTAGGTAGAATCCACCCTTTAGTACACCATTAGGATACTACTTGAACCCATATTTAGCTTTTTAGGGTCTAAGTAGTATATTATTACATTTTAGTAGGCAATTTTACAAGTCTCATTCCATAATTATTAATTCTATCTGGAATATTTAAGTTTTTTTTCATAATTAATTTATTATTTTTAAATGGATTATAATTTACCTCATGTTGCCATCTACCAAATTTTCTTTTTATAGTTACTATTTTTGGATGTTGTTTTTGTAGTGATTGAGCCATTTTCAATCTACCATCCTCTATTTCATATAAATCCTCAGTATTTCCACCGCTCATGGTCATAGTAGTTGTTTTATCTCCCATAAAAATATTAAATAAAATAGTACAATAGCCATCTTTTAAAATTCTAATAGATAAATCTGTATCTTCATTATATTTACCTCTCCATCTATACTTAACATCATTAGACAGTAGAATCATTGAGTAAACTCTAGTATTTAAGGTAAATGGAGGTCTTCTAGAACTATAAGGATTAACAAAAGCCATATAATTTAATCCTGCCATTGGAACATTTTCATATCTATCTACAAAGTCCTCTGAACATCTTAGGAATGATCCAGTCCCTAGAGCTAATCTTTTATTATTATTAAGTCTGTAAAAAGTGTTTATATTATCATCAAATATCCAATGTTTTTTTGCTCCTAGTTTTATGCTATGCTCCCAGACCCAATTTCTAGCAGGAATACTTCCTTGCCCTAAATTCCTAAATGGTAAGACTAATATTTTATCTGGATTAATTGTTGTGCAATAATTGTCATATTCTTGAGGCTCTATAACAATTTTATATGAAACTTTGATTTTATCAAAATTCCTAGCTGTTTTTGGATTGTCCCATCTTCCCTTAGATATTATATAAATCGGGTATTTAGGACTCATCTTCATCCTCATTTACATATAAATACTCTTTAGGGCTAAAATCTTTTTTAGGATAATTAATATATTGAGTTTTTTCTGTTATTGTTTGATCAATCAGTTTAGCAAATTTTTCTTTAGCCTCTTTTGTTAATAAATGTAGTTTAACTGTTAAATATGGTTTTACATCTTCATTTTTAAACTCTGGCATATTTTTCCAATGTTTATTCCAATGGTTAAAATCATCCATATTTTCAAATAATGATTCTTGCTCTTTTTTACTCATATCCGCTCCTAGATTAAATTTTTACGCATTTTTCAGTAATTATTCTGGTTTTCCCAAACAATTATTCTGGTTTTCCCAAACAAT